TTAGTTCTTGCAGATGGCACAGTTTCTGAAATTCCACAAGAAGATTACGAAACAGTTTTAGAATCTATTGTAGAATCTGACGTTAGTATTTCAAGCACACTAGTTGAAAGTTTCGGTTATGCTGTAAACGAAGATACACGTTATTTTTATGCTCCTAACGGAATGTTAGTAGAATATAGCTGGGATGAATTTAAATCAGATGCTGGAGATTTCGGACGCGGAGCATGGAATGGTGTTACACTAGGTGCTGGTGATAATATTGTTGCTGGTGCTAAGAGTTTGTTTGGTCCAGGAAAGTACAAAGACGAATTAGCAAAACAAACAGCCGCAAGTAAAGAAGCAGAAAAACGTAGTCCATGGTTGTATGGTGCAGGCAATGTAGCAGGATCACTTGCAATGCCAGTTCCTGGTGGTGCTATTGCTGGCGGATTAATCAAAGGTGCTACCAAAGGCGCTCAATTAGCACGTGGTGCTACTGCACTTGGTACAAACTTAGCCGCACAAGCCGGTGTTGATAAACTTAAACAAGTAGCAGATACAAAAACTTTAGGCTACGATCCTAACAAATATCCAACAAGTAAACCAGAAATTATGGCTTTCCAAAAAGCTAATGGTTTAACTCCTGATGGCATCATTGGACCTAAGACTAAAGGCATTTTAGATAAGATGGGAATAGAGCCAGAAGCGCCAGCAGGTGCAGTTCCATCAGTTGCTGAAAGCATTAAATCACTTTCAGAAAAACTAGCAATGATTGAAAGCGGCCAATGGCGTTTAGAAGAAGACGCAGATTATCGTGTATGGTTGTTAGAAGACGGTACTGTAGTTGATGAAGAGGGTAAAGTATTAGACAATGATGTATTCGAAACAGTAGCATGGGATTCCGCTATTGACGAAGCATGGTATGATGCACTTACTAAAGGCGCAAAAGCATTTGGTAGAGGCGTTGTAAACAAAACAAATCCTCAAGCAATGGGCGCAGGTGGCAAGTTTTTAGGTACAACAGGAGCTGAAAAAGCTCTTAACAAAGCCGGACGTCAAGTTTACAAAGGTGGTGCGGCAGTAGCAAATACTATCAAAAAGAATCCAATCAAAACTGCATTAGGTGCAGGTGCATTAGGATTAGCCATAGGTAGTAGTGGCGGCGCAACTGCTCCAGCAGGAACTACAACTCCAGCAGGTGGTCACAGTGGCGGAACTGCTCCAGCAGGAACTACAACTCCAGATGCAACAGCATTAACTCCAGAACAACAAGATTTGATTAAACAAATTCATGACACAATGAATCAAGACTTTGGAGATGATCCAGAATGGATTAAAGCTACAGGGCATGCTCAAGTTGTTTTAGATAAAGCTGAACATGCAAATCCTGCACAAACAGCAATGGATCAATCACACGATACAGCATCTACTCAGTTTTCACAACCAGCAGGTGATGCGGCTAAGGATCCAGCAAAGAATCCAAATCCAGCAACTAGTATCCCTGGTGGTCCACAAACTGCGGCAGGCAATACTCCAGCATTAACACCAAAAGCAACCAATGAAAGCGATGAGTTGACTCGTTGGTTAAGAATAGCTCGCGGAGAGTAATCAAAATGGCAGACTTAGTTCTGCCATTTTCACCTCTAAAATTTCATAGAGGTTGCATTTACGAGATAAGTAGTTTATAATAGGCATATACATTAGGAGATTTACATGGGCGGTCGTTCATACGGTGCAGAAGAAAAAGCAAAACTAGAACGTTTAATTAGCGAAGGTTCTACAGTATTGCGTGAAATTGAAGATTTACAAGAAGGCTTAAAAGAAACTGTTAAAGCAGTTGCAGAAGAATTACAAGTCAAACCAGCAGTCATTAATAAAGCAATTAAAATTGCTCATAAAGGCGACTGGGCTAGTCATAATGAAGACTGGGAAGAGATTGAAGCAATTTTGGATATTACTAAACGTATCTAATAAGTATTGCTAGGAAAGGTATGCGGGCCATAAACCGCACGAAGGTATTTGCAAGCCCTAAATTGCATGGAGAAGAAAATTTATGTCTTATGTAGACGCATGGTTTGACCGCGAGAATGATATTGTTCGCGTAGTCGAACGTAATCAAAAAGGCAACAGAGAATTCAGAGACATTCCTGTGCGCCACACATTTTATGTAAAAGATCCCCGAGGGAAATTTCAATCAATTTACGGCGATCCGCTTACACGTATTGTTTGTAAAAATACAAAAGAACTACGTAAAGAACAAGCTATTAACAGTGGTAAAGAACTTTACGAAGCAGACATTAATCCAATCTTTGTTACACTAAGTGAACATTATTTAAATCAAGATGCTCCTAAATTAAATGTAGCATTTTTCGATATTGAGGTAGACTTTGATCCAGAACGTGGCTACGCATCACCAGATGATGCATTTATGCCTATTACTGCGATTGCTGTCTACCTACAATGGTTAGAAACTATGGTATGTTTGGCTATTCCACCTAAAGGTCTTAAGATGGAAGAAGCCAAGGAAATGATTAAAGACTTTCCTAATACATATTTGTTTGATAACGAAGCAGATTTGTTAGATATGTTTTTAGATCTAATCAAAGACGCAGATATTATAAGTGGTTGGAATAGCGAAGGCTTCGATATTCCGTATACTACAAATAGAGTAATTAAAGTATTAAGCAAAGAAGATACAAGACGTTTTTGTTTGTTTGATCAATTGCCTAAAAAGCGTGAATATGAAAAATATGGACGAACTAGTACAACATATGACTATATTGGACGTGTGCATTTGGACTATTTAGAGTTGTATCGCAAATATACATATGAAGAACGTCACAGTTATAGGTTGGATGCTATTGCCGAATATGAATTAGGCAAACGTAAAACACAATACGAAGGTACTTTAGATCAATTATATAACAATGACTTTAAGACATTTGTTGAATATAACATTAATGACTGTAAACTACTTGATGATCTAGACAAGAAGTTGAAATTCATGGATCTTGCTAATACACTAGCACATGAAAACACAGTATTACTGCAAACTACAATGGGTGCTGTAGCTGTAACCGAACAAGCTATTATTAACGAAGCACATCGAAGAGGGTTTCAAGTACCTAATCGCAAGAAGATGAGCGAACGTGAAGATAACGAAGGTGCGGCTGGTGCGTATGTTGCGTATCCTAAAGAAGGTATTCAGGATTGGGTTGGTTCATTAGACATTAACTCACTGTATCCTAGTGCTATTAGAGCACTTAACATGGGCCCAGAAACAATTATCGGGCAGTTACGTCAAACTAAAACAGATGAATTCATCGAATTGCAAATTGCTAAAGGTAAATCATTTGCGGCGGCATGGGAAGGCAAGTTCGGTACAGACGAATACGAAGCAGTAATGGCACAAGAAATAGGAACAGACATCACTATCGACTGGGAAGATGGGTCTAGTGATGTATTGAGTGCTGCCGAAGTGTATCGTTTAATATTTGAAAGTAATCAACCTTGGATGATTAGTGCTAACGGCACAATCTTTACCTATGAAAAAGAAGGTATTATTCCTGGTTTGCTAAAACGTTGGTATGCTGAACGTAAAGAAATGCAGGCTAAACTTAAAGAAGCAATTAAAGCAGGAAACAAAGTCGAAGAAGAGTACTGGGATAAGCGTCAACTTGTTAAGAAGATTAACCTTAATAGTTTATATGGTGCTATTCTTAACAGTGGATGCCGTTTCTTTGATAAACGTATTGGTCAATCTACTACATTAACTGGTCGTCAAATTGTACGACACATGGCTGGTAAGGTAAATGAGATTATTGCTGGTGAATATGACTACAGAGGTAAGGCTGTTATTTACGGTGATACCGATTCTTGTTATTTTAGTGCATATAAAACCTTACAAAAAGACATTGAAGCTGGTAAAATTCCTTGGACTAAGGAAACAGTTATCGGATTATACGATCAAATCGGTGAAGAAGTTAATACTACATTCCCACAGTTTATGTTAGATACTTTCCATTGCCCTAAATCGCGTGGTGAAGTTATTAAGGCAGGACGTGAGATTGTTGGTAGTAAGAGTTTATTCATTACTAAAAAACGTTATGCAGTTCTTTATTATGATAAAGAAGGTAAGCGCACAGACGTAGATGGAAAAGCTGGCAAAATTAAAGCGATGGGGTTAGATCTTAAGAGATCCGACACTCCAGAATTTATTCAAGACTTCTTAAGTGAAGTACTTGAAATGGTTCTTATGGGCAAGCCTGAACAAGAAGTTCTTGATCACATTAGTGAATTTAGAATTAGATTTAAAGCTCGTCCAGGTTGGGAGAAAGGTAGTCCGAAACGTGCTAACAACATTACAGACTACCAAGCCAAAGAAGCAAAAGCAGGCAAAGCAAATATGCCTGGTCATGTACGTGCTAGTATCAACTGGAATACGTTGAAGCGTATGTTTAATGACAAATATTCTATGAGTATTACAGATGGTGCAAAAGTTATTGTTTGTAAACTCAAGCCCAATGCAATGGGTTTCACAAGCGTAGCCTATCCAGTAGATGAATTACGGCTCCCACAGTGGTTTAAAGACTTACCTTTTGACCATGCAGAAATGGAGGCTACCATTATCGACAAGAAGCTAGACAACTTGATTGGTGTACTAAAATGGGACATAGGTAGTACCGAAGAAAAAAATACATTTAACAGTTTATTTGAGTTTTAATATGAAAAGAAAAATTATAGTTGCAGGATATGGATTTGTTGGCAAAGCAGTTGCAAATGCCATTGATAAAAATAACACAATCTACATTGTTGATCCGAAAATAAGTGAGCAAACAGTAAAAGATTATCCGTATGCCGAAGGTGTTATTATCTGTGTAGGTACACCTAGTACCGAATTAGGTGATTGTGATGTTAATCAAATTTATCAAGTAATGGATACAGTACCTGTACATATACCTGTATTACTTAAATGCACTGTACCGCCTAATTATCTAGAAAGACTTTTGGTAAATTATCCCAACCACAGTATAGTTTATAGTCCTGAATTCCTTAGAGCAGTTAGCGCCAATGATGATTTCTTAAATCAAACTTATATGGTAATCGGTGGTGACGATCCCGAAGGGTTCTGGCAAACATTGTTTCAAGATTCATTGCCTAAACTAAAATTAGTTTTTAATACTAGTATTGTAGAAGCTAGTATGATCAAATATGCTACTAATTGTTTTTTAAGTATCAAAGTAGCGTTCTTTAATCAACTTTATGATATGTGCGAGAAGAACGGCGCAGATTATGAGTTAATTAGACAAGTACTTACACACGATTTACGTATTGGCAATAGTCATATGATGGTTCCTGGACCAGATGGATCACGTGGATTTGGTGGTGCATGTTTTCCAAAGGACACTAGTGCGTTTGTACACTATGCCGATAGTATTCAAATATCACACACGTTGGTGGAATCAGCAATAAAATATAACAAAAAGATAAGAAAAAGTCATTGACTTTTAACAAAAACCTAAATATAATCATAAAACATGGAGAATAATATGAAAGATTTTTTACAAGACCTAGTAGCACATACACACAGCTTAGGTTTCCTACCGCTAGTTAAAATTTCAGCAACTGAAAAAGAAACATCGATTGAATCTATGGCAGAGGATCGTAGTGTTATCCTCAACGCTAAAACACATACCGCTGTTGATAATTTCGAAGGCGTATTTGGTATGCCAAATCTAAATAAACTAGACACACACTTAAAATGTCCAGAATATAAGGAAGGTGCTAGTATTGCAATAGTTAAACAA